TCATGGCCAATGTCAAGCAACAATTAGAGTCACCATCTATACCGAGTCTGGGTTTCCCGCCAGAGGGGTATGAGCGCAGGCACTTTAATGAGAACTATGGCGCTCTGAATAATTACTTCAGAAAAGTAACGTCAGTGCTGGGGTCTTTGTTTGGCCCAAAGGGCGGTAAGTTTATGAATAACCCCCATGGGGCATTTCAAGACTCAACTGACCAAACGGCTGCAAGCACCACAGCGGCCTATGCGGTCACATTCAACACGACAGACTTTTCCAATGGTGTGACAATGGCCAGTAACTCTCGGATCACTGTGGCCGATGCCGGAATCTGGAACTTGCAGTTTTCCATTCAGTTTAAGAACACCAGCAATGATGGTCAGGATGTTGACATCTGGTTTCGCAAGAATGGGACAAACATTGATAATTCAAATAGCAGATTTCACTTGTCACAAAGAAAATCGGCAGGCGACCCAAGCCATTTGATTGCAGCCATGAATTTTTTTGTAAGCCTGGCAGCCAGCGATTATGTTGAAATTATGTGGCGCACCACCAGCACTGATGTAAGTATTGAGCATTTTGGGACAAGCACCAGTCCCACACGGCCAGCAGTACCATCAGCCATTGTCACAATGAGCTTTGTGTCCAACTTACCAATAATATAGCCATGTACATACCACTCAAATTACCACCAGGCATTTACAGAAACGGCACTGAGTACCAGGCAGCAGGCCGGTGGTATGACGCAAACCTTGTGCGCTGGTACGAGAACACTCTGCGGCCCATGGGTGGCTGGAGAAAACGTGCAACTGGCCAGATGTCTGGTCTGTGCCGCGGCTTCATCACTTGGCGCGATAACAGTGCCAACCGATGGATCGCTGCTGGAACGCACACAAAACTCTATGCCATGAATGAGGGTGGAACACTCAAAGAAATCACGCCAACTGGATTCACAGCTGGCATTGCAGATTCATTGTCAAAGACTGGCTATGGATACAGCACCTATGGCTCTCTGGCCTATGGCACGGCAAGACCAGACACAGGGTCAGTCACTCCGGCCACCACATGGTCCATGGACACATGGGGCGAGTATTTGATTGCTTGCTCAAGTACCGATGGCAAGCTCTATGAGTGGCAATTGGGGTTCACAACGCCCACATTGGCAGCAGCAATCACCAATGCCCCAACGAGCAACAAGGCGGTTTTAGTCACTGCCGAGCGCATCATGTTTGCCCTTGGCGCTGGTGGCAATCCACGCAAAGTGCAGTGGTGCGACCAAGAGAACAATACAGTCTGGACCCCAGCTGGCGACAATCAGGCAGGCGACTATGAACTGGCAACGCCTGGCACATTGATCGCTGGCAAGCGGGTCAAGGGTGTAAACCTACTGTTTACAGATGTCGATGTCCACACGGCCCAGTACATTGGCGCTCCATTTGTCTATGGCTTTGAGAAGGCTGGCTCTGGCTGCGGTCTCATTTCAGCCCAGTCTGTGGCCGCCATTGACACTGCTGCCATTTGGATGAGCAAGTCAGGCTTTTGGATATATGACGGCTATGTCAAGCCACTGCCAAGCGATGTGTCGGACTATGTCTTTGGCAATATCAACTTCAATCAGGCATCCAAGGTCTATGCGGTCCATAACAGTAAGTTTGGTGAAATCTGGTGGTATTACCCCAGCAGTGGAAGTAATGAAAATGACAGTTACTGCACTTTCAATTACAGAGAAAACCACTGGAACATAGGCACATTGGCCAGAACTGCTGGCACTGATGCTGGTGTGTTTACCAATCCCTTGGCGGTTTCCACAGACGGCTACATTTACGAGCATGAGGTCGGGTTTGCTTATGACAGCGCCAGCCTTTACGCTGAAAGTGGCCCAGTCCAGCTTGGCAATGGCGACAACATCATGTCTGTCAGGCAAGTTGTCCCAGATGAGCAGACATTGGGTGAGGCGGTGGTTTCATTCAAAACCCGCAATTACCCGACTGGCACACAATCCACATTTGGGCCATACACGGCAGCCAACCCGACTGATGTCCGGTTTGCAGCGCGTCAGGTCAATGTGAAGGTGACTGGCGACACTTTGGCTGACTGGCGTATTGGTGTGATGAGGCTTGAGGCCATCCCGTCTGGAAAGCGATGAGCGACCAAGAACATTTGGATAGGCTGCGCCACCATGTGGAGGCTGCCTTAGAATATAGTGGAGGCACACATAATTTTGACGATGTCGCTGAGATGGTCGGAGATCACAGATTACAGCTGTGGCCAGCCAAGGACTCGGTGGTATTGACAGAGATCATTGTCTATCCCAGGCTAAAGAATTTGCATTATTTTCTGGCTGGTGGCGACCTAGATGAACTCTCACGGATGAGACCATTGATCGAATCCTGGGGCAAGTCTGTCGGCTGCACCAGGGTGACTTTGGCAGGCCGAAGAGGCTGGGCAAAGACATTTTTGAAAGACGAAGGGTACAGTCCACAATGGTCTGTACTTGCAAAGGAACTTTAGGGGATAAATATGGCATCAGAAGCACTCAATTGGGCATTGGCCAACGGCATGACGCAGGCCGAATTTGATCGGAACATTTTCAACGCTGTTGTTGACGCACAGAAAAACAACACTAGCCCTGCGCTTCTGCGCACAGAAATGGACCGGCTTGGCATTAGCCCAGCAGATGTGGCCCGTGCCACTGGTGTCACGACTCAGAGTGTGGCTTCTCAGTATGCGACTGCACTGCCAAAGACTGAGGCTGAACTGATTGCAGCAGCTGCTGCGGCCAATGAGCTTGCGGCCCGTACAGCCAGAGACAGAACGGCCAGCCAAGCATTGATTGACGCAAGGGCCTTGGCCGCTAAAACTGCCACCGGCAATCTGACTGCTTCTCAAAAGGCTGCGGCTGATGCGGCCCAATTGGCATTGGTGACTAGGCAAAATGAAGCGGCTTTGGCTTTGCAACAACGCAATGCAGCAGCTGCTGCGGCTGCTGAAGCTGCGCGTTTGGCTGCATTAAGAACTGGTGGCACTGGCACAACTACTGGCGTGACTGGTGGCACTGGCGGCTTGCTTGGCCCAACTGGCAACATGAGCATCACTGGCACGACACCATTTGCCAATGCCACCCAAGGCTTTGCCCAAAACTTTGCAAATTACCAGTCCATCCCCATTGGCTCTCAGTACAACCCCAATGTTGTCGGCGGTGCTGGCTCACCTTACTCACAGATCATGGGCCAGATGAGACCAGTTGGCAATCCATACGCTGGCGTGGTCGCAGGCCAAGCAATGGGTGGATATAACCCTGGTCTATATGACCAGATTGCCGCGGCTAATGTGGCCAGAGCTGCTGCCGCAGACACTGGCGTGACTTTGGCTGACTACTATGGTGGTGGTGGCGATGGCGGTGATGGCGGTGGCGGTGGCGGTGGTGGCGGCACTGGTGCAGGCGCTGGAACTGGCAATGCCATGGCCAAGGGCGGTTATGTCCATGAAGGTAAGATGTTTGGCGCAAACCCGCCTGGTCCAGATGATGGTGCTGTCAATCTTGATATTGGCGAATATGTGATCAAGAAGTCTTCAGTCAACAAGTATGGCCGTGGACTTCTGGACATGATCAACGAAGGCAAAGTGCCTGCCAAGAAAATGAAATCTTTACTCGGATAAGGTGGCAATATGTCAAAAGGTGGAACAACTACATCGACAAGCTCCATTGATCCACAGATCAAAGAAGCATTCTTGGCCAATTTTCAGCAGGCCCAAGGGGTCGCTGGTGCATTGCCGGTCCAGCAGTTTGCTGGCTATAACCCAATGTATCAGGCAGGCGAGGAAGCTTTGGTTAACACGGCCCTTGCTGGCCCAGGCATTGCCGGAACTGACCTTGCAGCGCAGATGGCCGCGTATGGCGGTGTCTATCAGCCTGGTCAGATCACAGCGCAGCAGACCAATCTAGGTCTTGGTCAAGGACCAGGCACTATCGGTTCTTACATGAATCCTTACACAAGCCTGGTGCGTGAAAACGCATTAGCTGATTTGGAATCAGCAAGACGCGCTGCCATCCAGCAGACTGGTGAACGTGCCACACAAGCCCGTGCATTTGGTGGATCACGCCAAGGTGTGGCAGAAAGTCTGACCAATCTTGGCTTTGCCAAGCAGGCCGGAACTCTTGGCACTCAACTCAACGAGCAAGCATTCAATCAGGCCATGGCCATGCAGCAGGCCGACATTGGTCGCAGATCAGCAGCCGACATTGCCAATCAGCAAGCGGGCTTGCAAGGTGCGCAATTGAGGCTAGGTGGTGCAAGCCAGCTTGGCAATTTGGCTGCACAGCAGCAAGCATTGCGTCTTGGTGGCGCTCAAGCGGTCATGGGCGCTGGCGGTGCGCGTCAGGCTTTGGACCAGCAGCAAATGGATGCAATCCGAAATATTGGCTTGCAGCGTCTTGGTGTGGTCCAGTCTTCACTCGGTGCGCAGCCTGCCAACCTTGGCATGGTGGCAACGACTCCATACAGCCAAAACCCTGCCTCTGGTGCGCTTGGTGGTGCATTGGCTGGCGCAAAACTTGGCAGCGTCATTCCTGGTGTTGGCACGGCAATAGGTGCTGGCATTGGCGGCATTCTTGGCCTTTTATAAGGAATAAAAATGGCTGAATTTAATTTTGATGGACTACTGGGCAATTTGTTTGGTGGTGGTGGCGATAGTGAGCTTGAAAAGCTATTGACGGCCAAACAAAAAGAACAACTTGGCTTGCAATCAACATTGGCCGCGGCTGCTGCATTGCTCCAGGCTGGTGGCCGAAGCCCACAGCGTATTGGTCTAGGCCAAGCTCTAGGCTCTGCCCTGCAAGCCGGCCAAGGTGCTTATGAAAAGGGCATGACCGGAGCTTTTGGCAATTTGGTCACGGCAGCAAAGCTCAAAGAAATGCAGCGGGAAGCTAATCGTCAAACGGCATTTACCAATTTGTTTTCTAATGCCACACCTACTGGCCTGACACCAGCACAAGCTAGTCTTGCAGCGCCAATTGAAACAGCTGGCCGAGTCGGTCCAACACCTGATCGTGCTGCATTGATGACTGCTGCACCAGCACCGCAACAAGGTGGCCCATTTTCATTCTTGAATCAAACGCAACGTGCGCTATTGTCTGGAATGAAGCCAGAGCAGGGTTTGCCTGAGATTTTGAAGATGTCTCAAGCTGCTGAAGAATATGGCCCTCCAACGCCTGTGGTGATGAATGGCAAAACTGTCATGGTCCAGTACAACAAGCAAGGCCAACCACGCATTGCCCAGGGCGCTATGCCTTATGAGGCTCAGTCACCAGATTTACGCGCATATGAATATATTACTGGCCAGCCATTGGCTGGAACTGGTCAAACAGGCATAGAAAATATTGGCAGATATCGCTCACAGATTGCACCAAAAACACAAGTCGATGTGAAGATGCCTGGCAATCAAGAATTCTTAAAAGGTGTTGGCGGTGATGTTTCAAAAACACTGAATGAATTGACCATGGGTGCAAGGTCTGCAAATGAGACATTGCAAAATGTGGAAAGAATGTTGCCTGCACTTGATAAAGCCATTGTCGGACCAGGTGCGGATTACAGAACAGCAATGCTTAGAATTGGTCAGCAATTAGGTGTTGCTGGTGCTGATGCAAATGAGCAATTAGCAAACACAAGAATTGTGGTCCAAGGATTGGCCCAGCAAGAACTTGACGCTGCAAGCCAAATGCGTGGCCAAGGATCATTGACTGAGGGTGAGCGCGGAATACTTAGACGCGCAGCTGCTGGCGATCAAACACTAAGCGCTGCTGAGATTAAACAAGCATTGTCAACGGCACAGAAAACAGCCAGATATCGTTTGGCAGCGCAAGAAGATTATGTCCAACGCGCAAGCAAACTTCCAGGCTTTGAGCAGTTTGCGCCTATGTATCGAATAACACCATATAGTGGCGGTGGCGGTGGCGGTGGCGGTGGCAATCCATTGCTAAATGCCATTGACCAACAACTTCAATTGCGTTCTTCTGGAGGTCAGCGATGAGTGATGCATTAGAAGGTTTCACAACTGAAGAACTGCTCAAGATTAAGCAGGGCGATGTCTCTGGTCTATCCACTGAAAAGCTGAATATTCTTAAAGGCATTCTGTCGCAAAGCATGGACATTGATCGCCCAGCCCCAGCGCCAGCATTGGCCCAGCCATTGCCACAAGCGCCAACCCAACGCCTGCGCTCTCTTGCGCAGGGCGTGACCCTTGGCTCTTCTGACGAGATGGAAGCGCGTTTGCGCGCATCAGTG